TATTATCATCATTGTACTCAATAGTAACCTGACTCTTTGCATCAGGTCCTAACCAAAGAGCATCAGCGTTCTTACGAGCAAACGAAAGTCCTTCTACAATACGATGACTATAGTGAAGTGCTGCGGGCATATACGTGTCGGTGTCACTACATGCATATCCAAACATGATCCCTTGATCTCCGGCGCCAAAAGTATCAGTACCTAATGCAATATCAGGACTCTGACCGTGCATCAAGTTAGTAATAGTTAGGTCTTGCCAATGAAAGCCTTCTTGTTCATATCCTATGTTTTTTACAGTCTTGCGAACTAAGTATTCAACATCTAGTGAATCTAGCTCACCCTTAAACTCTCCTGCAATAATAACTTGGTTAGTAGTCACTAATGTTTCACAAGCGCAACGAAGTTTGGGGTCTTTATTAGTCATGAACAAGTCTAGAATTGCATCGCTAATAGCATCTGCAACTTTGTCTGGATGTCCTTCTGACACTGATTCACTGGTAAATAGGTATGACATATTATTTCCTTTATTAAGAATTATAGAATAGTTTGCAGGGATTTGCAATATGTTTTGGGTGATTTAAATCCAGCAATCGCAATTACATTCAACTACTTGATCGATAGCATCTTGAATTGTCGGTGATGCTGGTAGTAGAGTAGTTGCTGTAAAGTTTGGATTAAGGTTTGGTGGAAGATTATCCGGCGAGAGTTCTAACGGTGCCTGAACGATAGGTGCTGTTACTCTAGTTTCAATAACGTTTATTGGTCCAGCTGGTACGACCGTAGAAACTGACGGAATAGGATTGCCTTCTAAGATAGGTTCAATGCCACCTGGCTTGATTTCAGTAGTAGGCAAGAATTCTCCGGAATATCCAGCTGGATCAAAATATCCATTTGGTGTCGGGAACCCAATTTCTGTAGCAGGCCATGCCGGAATAGTAAATTCAACATTAGTATCTGCAAACGGAATGCCGGTACCGGGTATGGCTCCGGCAATAACGCCATTAGTAGTAAGTATCTTAACTTCTTTATCAGATAATGCATCTGGTATATTGTTATCTTGATCTATACCTACTTGTTGCAGCCTACGTTGATTTCTCTCTTGACGCATTCCACCAATCGTACTTTGACCGCCCACTGTTGATAAATCTGAGATTGCTTCTAGGGTCTGTGCATTCATATGAGGTCTAGTATCTTGAGCTAACGACGGGATAGAATCAGTAAAGCTGTACAAAGATGTATGAAGTGGGTTTAGAAACACATCTTTAGGAACTGACACCGGAGTCACTGCAAGATATCTAGCACGTTGTTCAATTTTTAACTGAGTGCCTAATATATTCCAGTACGCATTTAACAGCCTAGCCGGTCTAGGATTACTCTGTAGGATTGAAACGAGTTCTGTATTAGCTTGATCAATATAATCTTGCACAATACTATTAGAAAAAGATGAACCTCCCGGAGGATATGCAATTGATATAGTAGGAACAGATGATGTTGTTCCTGGTGTAAAATTCAATGCAGTAACTCTACCAAAATTTGTAATGTCAGTAGCATCGGTTCCTATAGTAGCAGTAACAGTAGCACCGTTAACTGTAACTACGGGTGCAGCGGCACCTTCACGACCGTAACCACCTCCCGGATCAGTAATTGTTACACCGGTAGTAGTATATGTGCTTATTCCATCATATGTATATTGAACTGTTGCTGTTGCACGTTCCCATGTGACAGCTAGATATAACTGTTGATAGATGTCATACAGCGTTGGCGTTTCTAGTTGATTTATGCTTTCATAAATTTTTTGCCATGGATAAGGTAGACCACTCATACTTCCAAACATGTCGCTCATAGTGAACGAACCGTATGGACCTGATCCTAATGCACCTTTTGATATGTTAGTGTCAATTGATTCTTGATTTGTGGGCTTACTAGTTCCAGCAACTAGTGGAAGATTCTGCATGTTTTCCATGCCTTGTGCAATTTTTGCAAATTTCTTAAAATCTACTTGGTCAATTTTACGAACTTGACGCATAGTGAATGACAATGCGCCTGCTGCAATAACTTGATCTCCGGGAATTATTCCTCTAGCATATGCACCGAAACCAATTGGAAGGTCTCCGTAATTATTAGGATCTACTTTAGTAATAGCCCTGTCATATACTGGAGGAGTTCCTTTGGGAACTTGGATGCCTACGTAGTCTCGCATATCAGGGGTATCTAGTGCTGCGTTTACTGCACCATTCTCGTAGATTAGGTAATACGTTTTGCTATTCGTTGGTCCTGGATTAGCATTATATTTAGGAACAGTTAATGAGGTATAACTTAGAGGGAACATTTTTTTGACGTTCAATAAGTCAGCCAATGATGTAAGCCCTTGAGTTACGCACTGCAATGGAGCTAGTATCTCTGATAGATTTGTGCCTGCAATAATCAAAAATGCCCCGTATGCTTTACGCTCTTGTTCAGGAGTAATTGATTGCGCTGAACTTGAGGTCAGTGTACTGATCTCATCACTGGTTAGACCAGACGCTAATAATGCTAGACTTAAATCCGGAGTGACGGCGTTGTTTGTGCCTAAAATTTCTAGTAGAGTAGAAGGTAATCCAAATGCATCTAGCTTCTTTAGATTAAATGCCTTGCCCAAATTGATTAGGTCAGTACCAAAATCTTTACTTGAAAGACTGATGCCAGAAATGTCAGCAGTAACTAGGTCATCCATGTTACTATACGTATCTTCTAGGAATGAGTTAGAATTATGTGCTGCTAGGATTGCTTCATTGACATAAGCTACATACGAACTCATGGTTGTAAAGGAAGAAGTAAAATCATTATACTGGGGAGCAGCTTGATTTACTTCATTACCGTTCCAGTTGAATTCATTCCATGCTTGTAATGCATGACACCGAATCCACCCCCACTGAGTAATAGAATCATTGGGGTTAGTCATGTTATACGGGTACCAAGTAGCGTTTTGCTTTTGGTCAGTTAATCCGTAACCTTGCAACGAATCCCCGTATGTGCCGTCATAGTTTCCATAGCCCGAAGTTGCTGGTCCAGGTAATACATCATTGGGATTATACCCGCCGGCAACTGCATTTTGCTCTCCGTACATAACAGCAGCATCAGTCCAGACGCCTGATGGGTCTTCAACTGTGTAAGTTGGTGGCTTAGCATTACCTAAAGCAGGAAGAGTGGTTGCCCCGATAGATATGAGATTGTCGTATGTGCTAGTACCTGCGGGAGTCTTTAATACTTGTCCTCTAGTGTATGCATCATTGATAGCATACGTTAACCAGCGTAGTGCAGTTTGCTCTACTAGTGAACCAGGAGTGTATGCAGCATTAGTTTTGCTTACACCCATGTACTTAGCTGCTATCGAATTGATAGAATATCCTGTGTTATTGAGGGTAGAACCCGTAACGTTTACCCCTAACGGACTATTTTTGCCTGTGTTAGCCATAACTTACCTTAAGGAACAAATACATCAGGACTACCTTCGGTAATTTTGTGACCACAATCATTACCTGACCCGACTCGTAGAACGGCGACGCCATCAGCGAAGACAGTTGGACTACCTTCAGTGGTTTTAGCAGCCTTATGTTTGTCTTTACCGTGAGGAGTAATGTCACTTACATGCAATCCTACCTCAATACCGTTAGCAAATACTGTGGAAGCACCACGGATGATTTTGCCTCCGGCAGCGTTTGCGTCGCCTTTTCTACTTAGTTTTGCCATCTATTATCCCAAAATTAGCTTCTTATCCGGAACGATGATTCCAGAAGTTGCTTGTATGTATTTAGCTTTTACGGATTCGTCGGTTAATGCAAAGATAGTAACGTTATTCATATTCAATCTTGCAGATTCTTTAGGATCTGCGGTAAACATGCTTTGAATCAATCCGAGACCCTGTGGTCCCGGTGCAACTGAAACCGGATCATGCAGTAATGCAATATTATCTTCAAGTGCGGTAACTTTTCCTACAACTTCTTCACCGCTTGTAAGCTTGAATGTATAGGTTTCTCCAACTTTAATTGTCATATTTTTTTCTTTCTTATGCTGCTTCTGCTAAAAACTTAGCACGAAGTTCTGTAAATCCACCGACGAGTTCTCCGTCGAGGAAAATCTGAGGTACGGTACGTGCATTAGGGACTGCTTCAAGCAAGTCTTCCTTAGTGTACCCTTCACCAATCTTCTTTTCTTCAAATTCAATACCCTTCTGTTCTAGAAGTGTCTTAGCCTGCACACAATAGGGGCAGTGATCCTTTGACCAAATTATTGCTTTCATTCGTTTTCTCCTTATAAATTCGGTAGTTCGTCGTAATCTAGTGAATCGCTCATCACTCCGATTACATAGGATGTTGATTCTGATTCTTGAAGTGCAGTCTGTTTCTTACTGGTATCCATATGCTTATTGAACCAAGGAATAGGAGTAGTCTTTGGGGCTGGATTCCAATACTTAATGCCAATCTGCTTAAGAGCGTCTACCGAGTTGTAGTCAACAAAATCCATCATAATCTTTTCGTTCAGACCGATGACTGGACCCTTCTTAAAGAGATACGCAGCCCACTCTTTTTCTTCACGAATTACATCTTCATAAATCTTACGAACTTCATGTTCGCAGTCAATCTTTGCCTTAGCAAAACGAGGGTCTTCTTTGATAACCTGATTAATCATCCAAGCAGTCCACTCTTTGTGCAAGAGTTCGTCTTGTAGAATCAAACTGATAATATTGCCATTACCCATGAACATCTTATTCTCGACCATTGCGAGACTTGTAGCGAACGATACCATAAAGCGGAATGCTTCAAGTGCGTAAGAAGCATGTAGAGCTAGCCAAATCGCATTGATATGTTCTTGTTCGGCTACCGCTATTCCAAGTTCTTTCTTACAATTAAGAGCATGTAGTTTATCATAATACTCACCGACACTTGATGCCATATCAATGATTTCCTGAGTATCATGAATAGTGTTGAACACTTCTTTAGGAACATTGTAGATGTTGCGAATGATGTGGCTATATGAACGAGAGTGGATGTTTGTTTCAAAGAAACTCCAGTTGCTCATAATAGCTTCAAGTTCAGGGATAGAGCAGACAGGGGTAAAGACCTGTGCTGGTGCTCTGCCTTGCAAGCTGTCAAGGGCAGTCTGTCTAAGAACATTACTAGTAAAGATATGCGCAACAGCTTCGCTAGCATCCTTCATATCATTTGCGTCTTTAGAAAGATTGACTTCTTCTGGAACCCAAAAGAATCCACGGGCTGATTGTTCAATCTTCTGTAGCTTCTGATACTTTACTTCTTCAAAACGCTGAATAGTTACAGGGCCTGCTGGGTCAAGAAACATCTTGCGGTTAAGATAGTCTGTTTTTGTAGTTAGATTATATTGACTCTTGCTCATTAATAATTCCCCGATGCTAATACGATTTTACAAATATGTTCTAGGCGCTCAATATGTTCATATGCTCGCCAAGGAGTAGTGTCAATAGCAACTACTCCGTGCCCCTTAATGCCTACAATATCATAAGCGATGTTGCCTTCACTGTCAAGTCCTAAGTTATTATGACACTGTGTAGCAAGTTCTTCACTGATAGGAGGAACATCACCTACATTAGGAGCAACTCTAGTGTACCTACCCAACTCAGGGAAGTGTGTCACTAGCTCGTTCAAGTTAATACCGGCATGCATTGCGGCAACACAGTAAGTAGGGTGAACGTGAACTACTACACGAATGTCATCACTGTGCTGTCCCAGTTCTTTGAGTAAGCCAAAGTGCAATGGCAATTCACCGCTTGGCTGTAACTCGCTAGAGATAGCAGTGTAGGGTAGAATCTTACAGATTGTTTCAGTACCGGTGTCCACTAGCCCAATCTTTTTGAATTGATCGGGCTGTAGTGTCTGCTTTCTTACACCACTAGGTGTGATATAGAAGTGGTCACGGTCATGATGGCGAATACTGATGTTGCCGTCGCGGCTAGTAATCCAGTTACGAGCATAGGCATCCTTTAAAATATCGCAAATTGTTTCTAACATTATAATTTACAACTTTCGCAATCACCATCATCTTCAAAGAAGTCAATAACTTCTAGTGGTGCTTCATCTTCTTCTTCTTTAGAACCCTTCTTATTAATCAAGCTGTAGTAGAGGGTTTTGATTCCCCACTTGTGAGCAAGCATCAAGTTCTTTGCGATAAGAGTAGTTGGAACTTTTCTATCAGGGAAGTGAGCAGGGTTATAGAATGTGTCAGTACTGATTGACTGATCCATATAAGCAGCAAGAACAGCAGAGGTCTTGAGATAGCCTACGCAATCTGTTTGGTCCCACATAAGCTGATACTTGTTCTTCAACTTCTGATATTCAGGAACAACCTGAATGAACGAACCAGCCTTACTTTCCTTTACAGAAATCAAGCTCATGGGCATAGCAATTCCGTTAGTAGAATTGATAACTACTGAACTTGATTCTACTGGAGCAATTGCACCAACAGTAGCATTACGCACACCGTATTCTACCATGTCCGCACGAAGCGTTTCCCATTCAAGTTCGGGAGTAAAGTCAGCTAGTTCGTTAGCTCCATTTGAACGAAGCTCCCAAGAGAAGATTCCGTTACCATAACGAGTCTTGTCACTGTCTAAGCACTTGCCACGTTCTTTAGCAAGTTCAACATTTGCTTCCATCAGATAGTATGTTTGGTGTTCTGCCCAACTCTTTACATCTTGTAGTGCTTCTGATTCGCCATACTTGTATCCACGTTTGGCATGCCAGTATGCAAGATTAGTTACGCCAATCCCAATTGGGCGAATCTCATCATTTGATAGCTTAGACTGAATTGACAAGAAGTCCTGATAATCTAGAATATTGTTCAAGCTACGTAATAGAATACGACATGCTCTACGCATATCTTCTGGATTTCTAAACGCACCCCAATTCATACTCCCGAGGGTACAAAGTGCGATTCGTCCGGCTGGATCGTCTAGTCGCTTGAATGACTTTGTGGGAAGAAGAATCTCTACGCAAAGGTTTGACTGATAGATAGTATGATACTCAGGGTCAAATGGTCCCTGATTCATAACGTTATCAATGAACACTAGATAGATTCTACCTGTGTCAGTGCGTTCCTTGAGAATACCGCCCTTAAATACTTCCTCAGCACTCATAGTCTTCTTACGCAAGTCTTTACGCTTCTCATACTTCACGTAAAGTTCTTCAAACTTTGCTGTGTTCTGATAGAAGGCTTCATACAATTCAGGCACTTCGTTTGGATCGAAGAATGTGATATTCTCTTTGTTCTTGAAAC